GGTCCTGAATGGGATCAATTGGCAAAACATGTCATGCGTTTTGGAAAAGATCGTATTCTTGCAGGTGATTATAGCAAGTATGATCTACGCATGCCAGCACAGGTTATGTTCGTCGCATTTCGCATTTTGATGGATATTGCAAAGGAATGTGGCTACTCTGAACATGATTTAATTATCATGGAAGGTATTGCTACAGATATTTGTTATCCTCTTATGGCGTACAATGGAGATTTGATTCAACATTATGGTTCCAATCCATCTGGACAGAATCTTACAGTGTATATCAATTCCGTTGTTAATGCTCTTCTTTTCAGGTGTGCATACTATTATCTTACACGTGAACGTGAAAACGTTCCCGAGTTTCGTGAAGTATGTTCGCTTATTACATATGGTGATGATGCAAAAAGTTCTGTTCATGAAGATTTTCCAGAATTCAACCACATTGCAGTGGCTCAATTCTTAGAGGATCGTGATATGAAATTTACTATGCCTGATAAAGAGTCCGAACCAACACCTTATATGACAGATGATGAGGCAGATTTGCTCAAACGTGCTAATGTATATAGTGAAGATACTGGGATGATCATGGGAGCTCTAGATGAAGATTCTATCTTCAAGAGTCTCCATGCTACTCTAAAATCAAAAGCTATTACACGAGAACAACAGGCCATGCAAAATATTGATGGAGGTTTGCGTGAATGGTTTTCTCATGGACGTGATGTATATGAGAATAGACGTGAGCAAATGAAAGAAATTGCTAAACGTGCAGATATTATTCATGGTTGTACTGTCATTCATGAAACATATGATGATAGATTACAAAAATGGAAGACCAAGTACGATTAGGCAGCTCAGTCTTGGGCAGACATTAAATGCATCCCTCTGGGCGTATCCTTCCACGTCTAATTAAACCAAAAGGAGGCTCTCTGTATTGGATGACCATGCTCGTCCAACTAGTCAATCATAGGAATGAGCATAGGCTTGCAGAGAGAGGCACTTTCCCCGTAAAGTACCCCTATTTAGGGGAGTACTCGCCATACGCAAGATTGACACACGCTCTGTGGATTGAGTCTTCCACAGAAGCGTTAATGATGACTTGCTAACATGAACAATAATAATAAATTCAATGTAACAATAAACGAGGAAAGCTTGGAGTCTCAGCACCAAAACGTGCATTTCAGTGACCAGACTCCTCAATGGGATTATACAGTGGACAGTATGCCAGATCCCACTTTTAACATAGCTGACACAGACGATGCTAGTCTTGGAAACTTCTTTTCTAGACCAATTAAAATTCAATCGTATTCTTGGGCTACAGGTACAAATTTGTTTGAAAAGTTTAACCCTTGGCAGGATTTCTTTGAAAATCCTCGGGTGTTGAACCGTATTACAAATTATAATCTGCTGAGATGCAAATTGAAAGTTCGTATCGTTTTAAATGGTAATAGTTTCCACTACGGACGAGCAATCGCTTCGTATTTGCCTCTGCACAATTTTGATGAGTTTACAAAAGATCGTACTCATCTCATTCAAGATGTTGTAGCAGCTAGTCAGCGTCCACATGTGTATTTGGAC